AATTTGAACTAGCAGCAGCCGTAACACCAAGAAATATTCCTCCACCTGCTACTGGAAAATTAATGTTCCCATCTTCTGACCTTACATTTAAAACTGTTGTACCATCATCTATAATTTGAAATACTTGACTACCTGCAGCTATGCCTGTGCTTCTTAATTGTGTGTTTCCACTTGCAGCTATTGTTATTGCATCTGTTTTAGATGCAGAACCAATGGTTCCAGAATCTTTTATTATTAAGTCATCTGCAAGTGTAACAATTTCACTACTAGATATAGTTATTGCAGTAGCATTACTAGAATCAGCAATTCCTGTGTTTAAGCCACCTCTATTTACTTTAGTTAGAGCCATCTAGTTCTCCTTATGCGTATGGACTATCGCCTAATAAACTTGTATTCCAAGCTGATTTTAATGCACCTATGTTTGCGGCATTTGTAATTGCACTTGCTGCTGGAGCATTTCTTAATGCTGTCTTAGCATTTTTAGCAGTAGTCTGGTCATCAGAACTATCTGCTTCCAAAGCCATCATGTAAGCTACATCTTGTTTAGCAAGTAGAGGTGCTCTAACTTCTCTAATCTTGTTTTTAAATATAACTTTTGCTGCTGCTAGATCTTCAGTTATAGTTGATCCACTTAACGACCAAGCGTTTCTGAATAATCTGTCTGAAGGAACAGTTGCGTCTGCTGATGCTATGCTGTTCCCATCTTTATCTATTATGTTTGTCATTTAAGCCACCTGTTGTTGTTGTATGGTTAATTCTTCATTAATCTTCCAAGCGTTCCGCCACACTCTAGTGCTAGGAAGCTGACTCTTTGTGCATATAACCATTCTAGGCTTGTTTGCTTTATCCCAATTTTTCCAAACGTGCATTGGCAAATCTTTCATAATTAAGTACTCAATACTTTGTTCTAAAGTCATAGGTCCAATAGGTTTAGTGTTGTGCAATAGATAACCTCTAGTGTGTTTTGTAAAATCTGGTTTTGCTTCATCTTTCTTTAATTCCCAGTATGCCTCGACTGGAGGTAAAATACCACCCTGCAACGCACAAGCCATCCAGTTAGGATCAGGATGCGTAACCTTTGCAGGTTCATCTGGTGTTTCTGGGTCTTCCCATACAACACAATATTCTGTTCTAACCATCTCAAGTTTTTCTTTTGCCCAACACAGTCTATCCCAAAGATGTGTGCCTTGAAATTCAGGTGTTTCTATTGTCATATCTATCCCTTAACTTGGCTTTGTTGGGAATGTTATATTTCCCAAATCATCAGCATTAGGTGTTTGGTCTGTAATATCTCTAAGAGCTTGCCTATATGTTTTCCAAGCATCTGTGATAGAAAAATCTGATACACCCATCCAATCTGTTTCTTTTAATAGATTATCTCTTTGCTTTCGTAATACACTCATTCTTCTTGCACTTTGACCATCAAGTGCATTTAATGTATCTTCTGATGGTTCAGCAATATCTAAGTTCCATTCCTTAATATATCCCCCATCACCATCATCTTGTAAAATAACATCACTTAAAAAACTAAAAGAGCTAACGCCTTCTGATGCACAATATAGTTTTATTTTGTTACTAATATAATCGACTGCCATTATTAACTCCTTAGTGCAACTTAGTTGCGTATAAAAACGATAATCTTATCCCAGCAACACTTACACTATTACCACTAGCTTTATCTGAAAAACCAAAAACTCTAAAAGTGTCATTTGTTGATACTGTGCCAATCCAGACTCCACCCATACTTATACTTTCACCCTCATCACCTGTGTAAAATCTTCTATCGTCTTGGATAACGCTATCATTCTGATATAGGTGTGCAGCCATATTATCACCCGGTCCTGTTATGGTAACTTGCCATCTTATAAGAAAGTACATTCCATTAAAAGCAGCAGTTATTTTTAATAAGTCATTAGTTGCATCATATAAACTATGTGTATCTGTTGCAGCCGTTGTCATAGGAATAACTGTTACTGAATTATCCGTTACTGTTACTGCGGCAGCGTGTAACACTGCAAGGACAGGTGCAGAATCGGTAGAGAACCCAGTGATATTTACACCAGTTGCTGCCGTTGCTAATTTAGCAACATTATTGTGATAAAGTGTTACTGCATCATCTACAGTAGCAGTTATCATATTCTCACCAACAGCAGGATTAGTGAGTTGAAAATCTTGACAAGCAAGAATTAAATTCCCAGTTCCTGAATCTGCAATTTTTGAAGAACTACCAGTATGAGATATTTGTAAGTCATCACTAGCACCAAGTTTAATTATATCTCCATCGCCCATGTTAAGATGAGTGGCTAGTGTGGTTTCTCCTGTTACAGCAAGAGTTGTACTAAACGTACCACTTGTTGCACTCAAAGCACTTGTTGCAGGGTGAGTAACTGTACCTATTGTGGTAAACAAATAATACACAAATATATTATTTCCAGAATTACTAGAAGGTGCAGCCGTAAATGTTAATGTTGTACCACTACTAACTGCATAAGCTACTGACGGTTCTTGGACAACACCATCTACTGATACTAATATATCTTCGTCAGCACCTACTGAATTTTCTAATGTAAAAGCAACAGTTGAACCATCACCAGAATAAACTGAAGCTGCTTTAGTTGCTGTAAATCTATCAACTGCTGGATTACCAATATAAGGCATTATACATCAATCTCCATTATACTTAATGTACCACTTAGTTTATCAGCTACGCTACAGTCTATCGTAATTTGGTCAGTCGTTTCTAATACATATTTATTACCAGCCATAAGTTCTAATGCACCACCTACAGGTATAGGTGCATTTTTTACAATTACACTTGTTCCGTTTGCTGTGTTGTTTGTCACTGCTCTATTTGATGTATCACTAACTAAGTTTACTGTAGCGGTAACTTGAGCAGTGTGTATGTTTGCTAATGTTAAACCAAGAACAATAGCTGTTTTACTACTAGCTACTGTATACATTACATACGGAGTTCCAGCAGAAGCTGGCTCGGCTGCAAAATTAACTATTTTAAATGTATTCGCCATGTCTTCTCCTAATTATCCTAATGCAATAGCAAGTGCTGTGGCATTATCATCTGTTACTGCTGTTAATACACTAACGTCCATTCGTTTTAAAGTTCCACCATCACTTACAAATAACTCATCATCTAATGCTAACCCAGAGGTTAAAGCCGTTTGACCAGATATAGCATTGTTGTTTAGCATAGAACCTTCGACTGAAGTTGCAGCGATTGTAACTGCTCCAGTGTTTGCTATTGTTATGTCACCACTAACAGACACTTCTTGATAACTAGTTCCATCAGCTACCAATATTTTTGTAGAGGTAACATCAGGCATAATAAGTTGAGCACCTAATGTTACGTTACCAGTTAAAGTGGATGTACCACTAATTTCTACATTACCATTAATATCAATCAATGTTGAAGTTAGGTCTATTTCATCGTCAGCGGCAATAGATAAGTCACCATCGGCAGTGGAACTAATATGAATTGCAGCATCACGAAATATTATCTTTTTATCTGTTCCCATAGTTGAATCAGCATTACTAGCAAAACCACCATTAAATACTGTTGCAGCAGTTGTAGTAAGTACTCCCGTTACAAGAGCAGTAGTTGCCATATTTACAGCACCATCAATATCAACTACATCTAAGTTTGTAGTACCATCTACATCTATATCTCCAGATATATCAAGACTTGCTACTACAGAGGTTCCAGTTAAAGTTGGTGTAGTAAGTGTTTTGTTTGTTAATGTATCGGCAGACACAAGAGATACAAGAGTTGAGTTAGCACCTTCGGGTAACAACATAGTATTTGTAGCACTCGCTGAATGAGGTTGTGCTTGTACTGTCTGTCCATGTGAGTTTGATTCACAGTTAAATACTATAGCACCTGAATTACTGTTACCTCTTACTACTACTGTACCTGTTCCATTTGGTGCAAGATCTAGTGTAGCATTTGATGTAGTTACAATATCAGAGCCATTCATATCTAAATTTCCACCTAGCTGTGGAGTGTCATCTTCTGATAGGTTAGATATGGCACTTGATGTAGCAAGTCCTGCTACAACCGCACTTCTTGTAATTTGCTTTAGTCCACCACCTGAAGCATCAACGGCTAAGAAAACGTCACCACTTGCTACTGTAGAGATACTTTGTAAATCTCCTACCGCTGTAGGATTAAAGTTTGTACCATCTGCAATAAGTAAAAGACCCGCTGTGTTAGTAGCCATTGTTAGATCATCACCAGTAATAGTAAGATCTCCACCAACAGTAACATTTCCTGTTGTAGTAATTGTATCAATAAAAGCATCTTTATAACGTAAAGATGTAGTACCTAAATCTATATCAGAATCTGTAACGGGAGATATTGCTCCATCTTTTATTGTAATTTGATCTGCACCAGCAACCCTTATATCAATTTGATCGTCAGTATCTGCCGTAATAGAAGTATCAGCATCTGCATCAAGTATTAATTCTGTACCATTTAAATCTATTTTTGCGTTAGCTGTAATTAAACCTGTCATTGCTAATGTAGAAGCACCTTCAATAGAACCTGTAACATCTAATGTTCCACCAATAGTAGCATTATTAGTAATAGGCATATTACCACTTGCATCAAGAAACACGGCTTTTTCTGCTGGTTGTGTGCAGAATAAAGTTCTACTACCAGATCCCCATACAACAACAGAATCACTATTACTTGATTGTAGAATAGCTGTTCTTGCTAATGTAGTACCAGTAAGATTGTATGTGCCGATCCCAACTTCAAAATCAACACCATCTGTGCAGCAATAATAAGTAGTGTTGCCATTGCCTATAGTTGAAAATGCCTCAAAACCAGCAGCAGCTCCTAATAAAACATATGTGCTAGTTCCTGTAGTTGTAGAAGTTTCTTTAATTCTATCTGCTAAAACTAAAGCCATTATTAAGTCCTCGCTCTTCTAGGTAGCCCATCTTCATAAGCATCTGAATTTTCTCTAGCTTCTGCTAAATCTTTTAAACTAGACATTTGATCTTGAAATCTTGAATTGTACAAAGTTAATAAATCTTGCTCACCTTTCATATATGAATAAGCTTCTACTAAAGCTCCATATAATAAAGCGTAAGGTGCATTTTCAGATAGCCATGTAGTTGTTGCATCAGTTGTAGTAATAGATTGAAAGGTTCCAGTTGCACCACTTGATGAACCAGTAATAGTTTCACCTACTGTAAAATTACTTGATGGTATTCTAACAACTATAGATGTAGTGCCACCTGTTGATACAGCAGTTTCTACTCCACTTATGCTTCCTGATATAGTATCATTTGTTGTAAATGTTCCAGTTACAGATGTAATAGACATTGTAACAGTAGTGTCAGCTAAAGATTCTGGTCTATAAAAATAATGCATCTCTACTGTGTATGCACTGTTTGGTGTTGGAGCTAATATAAAATTATTTATATCAAACCTTGCATAAAATCTTGGCGTAGCAGTGCTTGCTGATGTGCTATATGCTTCTTGTAAAAAATTAACATCTTTAATTAAAAGAAATGTTTGAGAACCACTTGTTGTTATTTGCAAAGAAAAAACAGCCAATAAATCATCAGGACAAGTTAAATAAGGGTCGGCATTAGTTAAAGTACTTGTTACATTTTTTTTAAAATACTCTAAATCAATATTTTTTAATATTCTTTCTTCTGAAGATTTTATAAAATTATGTATATTATTTACAAAACTTACTTCTGTATTGTCTACATAGTCTTGTATAGTTGTTTGCAACTCAGATAATGTAAAGCCCATTTAAGCCTCCAATGTTACTGGACCAGCAGAGACAAATTCTCCACCACCTGTTACAGAGCCAGTTGTAGATGAACCAGAAACTTGGAAAGTATAAGCGTCATCTGTTGTTTTAGTTATAGCATATCCTATTGCTAATTCAAAGAGTGCAACTGTTATTCCATCAAACCCAACTGTATTTCTAAATCTTACTTGATCGTTTGTAGATCTTGCATGACTCGGTTCTTTTACAGTAATTACTGTTTTGCTATCAACTGCCACAGATGTAGTGAATGGGTTTATATTTAATATTCTTTCTGTAAGAGGCTCAGTTCTATCTGGCCTAGCATCTAACACAGATTGATTTTCATCTATCTTTACTCTTCCTAAGAAATTTTGAGGATGGTCTGGGTCTACAACATCATAACCTATTTTAAGTCCTGTTTTAACCCCGTTTTGAATTTCAAAAACAAGCTCTCTTACTGGATACCTAAATCCTGTTCTGTCGCATATACCATAAGCATGTTTACCACTAGAGTAAGCCATTACTTTTCATCCTTACTTTTATAAAA